GCCGCGTCGATCATGGCCTCGACCGTGCCATCCTCGAAGCCGCGGCGAGCGATGGCATCCAGTTTCCCGCGCCAGTAGGCGGCGGCCATCATTTGCGCCAAGGTCTGAATTTGAGCGTCTGCGATTTTCATGCTCATACTTTCTCCGGTGCAATAAACAACTCGCTTTGGTCCGCCGCCACAACACTCATTTGCTCGCAATCGGCGAAGTCGTGACGCTGCGAAGTCCACCTCCATAACCACGTCACCGTCCCCTCCGCATCCGTTTCCTTGTATCGTTCAATCGCGCTCATCTGCGCAATATAATCGTGCGAAATGTTAACCGGAATCTCCCAAGTCGGTGCATGGTGTCTCGCTTCTCCGCTCGATTCGCCGGGAATCAAAAAGAGAAAAAGCAATTCCAGATAGTGATTGTTGCTCCAGAATACTCGCTGAATCTTGCTGCGGCCTTGAAGCTTCGTTCCGCTCGCCGGGTCGATGGGGGACATCTTCCAAAAGGTTCTTATCGTTTCCCAGCGTTTAATATTCTCAACCCAGACTTTCCGCGCGAACTCCTTCGCCTCGTCGCCCACCATCGCGATCCAGTTGTAACTTTGGCAGGCGCGATAGACCTTGAGCGTGTCATACGAGCAATCCCCCCAGACGCACTTGTCCTTCACGAGCAACCGCTGCTGAATCAACCGCAGGCTCTCGAAGTCCAAACACGTCCCGCACTCAATGAGCCGCGACGCCCCGCCCGGCTTCCACTGCCGCACGACATAGACCAGATAACCGAGCTGCACGTCAAACGTGAGAATGAGCACGCTCTTTTCCCCGACAACCGCCGGCCACTGCTCGCCGAGCATGTAGTTGCCGCGCCGGGCCAGGACCGCGCCTTCTTCAATCTTCTCGGTGTCCACGCGCCAAGGACAGCCGTCGCTCTCTTGCACCCAGACCTTGAGCGGTTCCTCGTTGTGCGTGAGTTTCAAATTGATTTTCGCTTTGAGAAACTTTTCAACGGTCATCTCCCACGAGGCATCCTTCCAGGGCATATAAAGTTCGTTCCAGTGCATTGAAACGTGCTTGCGGCTGGCCATCGGATTTGTCTGCACCGCGCCGAAATCATTCCGCTCGTTCATGGTCGCCAAGAGCAGCGGTTTCTCGTAATTCCGGTATTCCCATTTGCACGCGGGATTTTCACATTGGTAGCGAACGGTTTTTTCAACCTCGCTAAACACCCAGACGTTATCGCTCGGATGCGTGGCCTTGGACTTCTCCCAGATGACGCCGCCGCACTCGCGCGCCGAAGGAAAGAGCGCGGTGGATTGTCGGCCAAATCGAAATGGCTGACGATGGCCGCACTTGAGGCAGGACCAGTGAAAAAAAGTCATCGTCCCTTGCAGGAACGCCTGGTGCAGTTCGTCGTGTTCTTCGCCGGCGGTCGAAAAGGAAATCTCTTTAGACTCGCGGAAGGTTTTGTAGCGGTTGCGAATCGAGGCCATTGCCCCCGGCGGATAATTGCGCCTCTCGTCACAGAGGACCGTGCTCGCGCTGGTGCGCTCGCGATTGATTTTGGCTTCGGCGCCGCGCACCCACAGGTCCATTGAGGTGAAGCGAATCAGCCCCCAGCGTTTCCGGTTGCGGTCCTTCGGCCACTCGTCCTCGAGGGCCGAGCAGTCCGCGAAGTCCTCCTGCAACCGCGTCGTGCTGGTCTCCTGCGCGGAACTTTGCACGTCGGAATACCAAATCGTCGGGCCGGGGTTGGTTTTGATTTTGTGAATCAGGAACAACTCGACACCCTTGGTTTTGCCGGATTGCGCCGAGCACATGAGCACCACGGATTGAACTTCCGGATCGGCGCAGCAGCGGAGGAAGTAGCGGACCTGGGGGAACAGGTCGAAGCTGACTTGGCCTTTCAGGTCGGAGTCGCGGCCGAGGGAAACTTCCTGCTCGATGTAGTGGTCGATCGGGAGGTCGCTCGGGGGTGAGAGTGCGGAGCGGGCGTAGTGTTCGGGGAGGGTCATAATCCCATCCTCCTGCAAACATCCGCCGCAATCGCCTCTGCCTGCTCGAAATTCTTCGCCTCGAAAACTTCCGTGGATTTGGTTCCATCCTTGAGCAGGAGTGTAAAACGGTAAACGCCATCCGCGTCGAGGTCAATCGCAAAGGCGATGAACCTGTTTCGGTCGCTGGAGAAGATTCGTTCGATGCCGATGTTCATTTGCACCACCCCGCCGCCTCGCACTCCAGCCTCGCGATTTCCGCCGCTTGCCGAAGCGAGTTCGCGGCGAAAGGTTTCTCGAAGTTATCCCAGGTTCGATTCATGCAGGCGGACTGCGCCGAGCACATGAGCACCACGGATTGAACCTCCGGATCGGCGCAGCAGCGGAGGAAGTAGCGGACCTGGGGGAATAGGTCGAAGCTGACTTGGCCTTTCAAGTCGGAGTCGCGGCCGAGGGAAACTTCCTGCTCGATGTAGTGGTCGATCGGGAGGTCGCTCGGGGGTGAGAGTGCGGAGCGGGCGTAGTGTTCGGGGAGGGTCATAAAAAGTGTCGCGGACAGTATTCGCTATCGGGGAGCGCAATCATGGCGCGTCGGTTTTTCATCAGTGGCTTATTGCCGTCCCTCGCCGGTCCTTCGGCGTCCTCGGCTCGCTTTGCTATTGTCCGCGACGTGCTCAAGAGCCTTGGATCAGTTTGCGAAAGTATCTTCACTTGCACCACCCCCTCGCCTCGCACTCCAGCCTTGCGATTTCCGCCGCTTGCCGAAGCGAGTTCGCGGCGAAAGGTTTCTCGAAGTTATCCCAGGTTCGATTCATGCAGGTGACACTCCAAATGAGTTCCGAGGATTTCTCGAACGTGGACGGGCCATAACAGAATTGCGTGATGATGCCGAACTTGGTGAGTTCGGCGACGATGGATTGGACGATGGCGAGTTCGGTCATTTGGCCCCCACCTGATTCAGCCAGTTTGACTTGCTCGCATCAAAGCTGGCAATCGCTTCCTCTGCGGTTTTTAACACCCCGTTTTGGATGTTGAACATCTGTATTTGCCCGTCCTCATAGCCGCGCACGTAGCTAAGTTCACTCCAGAGTCGTGTGTGTTTGTGGCGGCGATTGCTGACGGCTTTTCCAGTCCTCAACGCGGCGCACAGCAAGACTGCGACGGTCGCAACAAGGGTTAAGGTGTAGACTTTCATTTGATTCTCACCCAATGCTCATCGAATTTCCAAATCTCGCCGGTGAGCGAGTTGGACATGACTTCGCCGCGAAAGAAAGTGAGGTCTTCGGCGCGAACATCGCCGGGTGTTACGGTCCAATTATCGACCGGCTTGGAAATCGGCGGCAGTGGGTGAGACGGTTCTTTCCAACGAGATAAGGTAAGAACCAGACCGATGATTGAAATCCAGATGGCCGCTCCAATCCCGACACCCAACAGATAATCTTTGCAGTCGCTGTTCATTTGATTACTTGTCCACAAGCCTCGCAGGTTGTTTTCGGATTCCTTTTCCACCTCACGTAATATTTCGAGCCGTCCGCCAGCGTGAAGCGGAGCGCGAACACCAGCCAGAGTTTGTCGGTCCCGACGGCGATGGTCCGCACAAAGCCGGTTTTATCTCTCAACGCGAAGCTTTCGGTTTTCGGTTTGAGCAGGAAGACGAGTTGGGGATCGGGGATCTCGAAAGCGTTCATTTGATTACTCCCATTCTGGAAAGCGGCGGACACGTAAATCCGCAGGCCACTCCGACGGATTCCCGCCTTTTTTGTCATCCAGTTGGTAGAGGTTGCATTTGATTGCGTTTGGTCCTGAAGAATGCGGACTTGCGCCTTCGTATGGGAGCCTGCCTAGTTGCTTAATGAATGCCTCCACGTGAGCCGCTTGGCACTGTCTCAGCCCGTCGCGAATCCACTCGACGTTACCAGGCCGCGCTCCGGGTCCGCTTTCGCAGCCGAAGATGACCCAGTCAATTCCGTCTTTTGCTTCAGTAAACTTCAGCGGTTTTGGAAACCTAAAATCGATCGGCCCGAGCAACGGCTCCGCGCTCAGGAACCGAATCGCGGCCGGAATCTTGAGCAGCTCCGGGATTCGTTCGTCGGCTCGCTGCTGGTCCTCCACGCTGACGCCGATCCAGACGTTGGGTGGTGGGTTGCCTGTTTGCCATTTCACAATCCAATCTTCCAGCGCAACGATCCACTTGCTTTGCCTTACGCCTGCAAGCCGGTAGTCAAAATTCTCCGGCCGCTTAGTCAGCAACAAGAAGT